AAGAGTAAGGATTTCGGCGCTGCTCAGGATGAACTGGCAAAGCTCACCGGCGGCGCAGCCGCAGCAGCGGCAGAAACGGGAGCAGGGAAATTCCGAACGCTGGGCGTGAGCATTGACGAAGCGAAGGAATCCATAGGCGCGGCTTTACTTCCGGCAATAAACATGCTTTTGCCAGTGCTGCAAAGCCTGACCACGTTCGTCCAGGAGAATTCCACGGTCGCGGCTATTGCCGGTGTCGCGGTAGCAGCGTTCGCGGTTGGCATTATTGCGGTAAATGTCGCCATGAAAGCCGCAGCGGCCGCAACGGCAATTATGACAGCCGCCCAGTACGCGCTCAACCTTGCCATGGACCTAAACCCTCTCGGCATTGTCATCCTTGCTATTGCCGCATTCGTGGCCGCCGTTGTCGTCGCTTACAACAAGTCAGATACCTTCCGTGAATTCGTGGACGGTTTGGGAAACGCATTCAAAACCGCGTTTAATTGGGTTTCCGACCATGTTGGGCCGATTATCGGCGCGGTTGTGGACGTTCTAAAAAGTGCCTTTGATTGGATATCAAAGAACGCCGGCCCGGCTTTGAATGTATTGAAGGTTGCTTTCGAGGTTGCTTTCGCGCCCATTTATCTAGCAGTGAAAGGCCTTCAAACGTTGCTTGACCTCTTGGGGTCATGGGACAAGGGCGCGCGCGCGGCCCCAAACTTGGCCGGACCCGGCAACGCAAACACGCGCGGTGGTTTTGACGGCAACCCGGCTACGCCATTCGCCATGGGTGGGATTGTCACGCGCCCCACGATAGGGCTCATCGGTGAGGCAGGGCCGGAGGCCGTCATTCCCCTTGACAGAATGAATGGCATGGGCGGAATCACCATTAACGTGCAAGCGGGGCTAGTCTCAACGCCGGACCAGATCGGGCAGCAGATCATTGAGGCCATACAGAACGCGCAGCGGCGCAGCGGCCCGGTGTTCGCCGCCGCATGAGTGCCCCGACCCTTCAAGTACTTGTGGGATTTCAGACCACGGTAAACTTTGGGACGCCATTCCAACTGGATAACGCCACCTTCGGGCTACTCGACACGGGCACACTTGGCGGCTATCAGATGGTTGACCTCACCAGCATGGTGCAGTCGGTAAGCATCACCAGGGGCCGCAATCGTGAGATGGAACAATTTAACGGCGGCACGGCGCAGATGCAGATTTACGATCCCACGCGCCTGCTCGACCCGCTGAACACGGCAAGCACTTATTACCCCTACGTTGCCCCACGGCAACCCGTGCAGATTCTGGCCGGTGGCGTCATTATCTACACCGGGTTCGTGACTGACTGGGACCTTAACTACGGCTACACCACGAGCGCGAACGTGACGACAGTCGCATGTGCGGATGCCTTCACAGTGCTGGCAAACCAGAACATGAATGCCGTGACGCCATCAGCAGAATCCAGCAGCGCGCGCGTGGCCTACGTCCTCACACTGCCCGAGGTGGTGTACCAGGGGCCGTACAGCGTCGGCACGGGTTCCTCCACACTGGGGGCATTCGCCATTACGGCCGGCACGAACGTCCTCACCTACCTTCAGAACGTGGCGACCTCTGAGCAGGGGTACCTATTCATTAGCGCTAATGGCACCCTTACCTTCACCGGGCGTAGTGCAGTGCTAAATCCGGTTTCATCTATTGCATTCGTCGATACTGGCAGCGGCGGAATCCCGTACATGAGCCTCATGAATCAGTACGGCGATGAGTTGCTTTATAACTACGTCCAGACACGAAGCCCGGCCGACCCGGCGAACCCGTCGACTACCTCAGACGCCACCAGTATCGCGCTGTACCAGGCGCAGCAATACAGCAAACTTGACCTACTCAATAGCACCGTGTCGGAAGTAGCCGCGCTCGGTAACTATGTGCTGGGCAAGTATAAGAATCCGGTTCTAAGGTTTACGGGCGTCACTGTGCAACTGGCCGCCCTGTCAGCAGCAAACCAAACCACGGCCCTTTCCACCGACCTCACGCGCATAGCGTCGGTGCAGAAGTCCTACAGCGTCGGCAGTCCGGCAAGCGTTACCCAGACGCTTATTGTCTCCGGTATCAAACATTCGATTAAACCGGGTAGTCACGTTGTGGAATACACTTTCGAAAGCACAACGCAAGGCGCATTCTTTACGCTAGATGATGCAATTTTTGGCATCCTTGACACAAACCTGTTGGCATTCTAGAAAGGCTTAACCATGGCATGGACCGCACCTAATACCTACGTCGCCGGGGCGATCCTCACCGCCGCGCAGCTAAACGTCATGCAGGCCAACGCGCTGGCGGGCGGGCCTATCTACGCCACGGAAGCCCTACGGGATGCAGCGATCACGTCACCCTTCGAGGGGCAGCGGGCCTACATCACCGGGCCAACAGTCGCCGCCCCTACGGGCGCAACGTACGCAACCCTTCCTAGCGGTATCTGCACGATCTATAACGGCAGCGTGTGGGTATGCACGACACAGATTGCCGGGGTCACCAACACACTTGGCACTACGACATCAACAAGCTTTACGCCGACGCTTACAAGTGGAGGCACGAACGTCAGCGTGACAATTGTGACCGGAACGACTGCCATTGTCACGCAGACCGCAGTGCTAACCAATAGCATTTCAGGCTCGGGCGCCTATATGGGCACCGCCGTGAGCGGCGCCACGACCCTAGCCGCGTCGGCGGAGTCGGCGCTATACAACGGCCTCACGGCGTCCCAATACCTTCTCGCGTCATCGACCGCCATTCTCACCGGCCTTACTGCTGGCACCAACACTTTCACATTGCAATACAAGGTAGGAGGAGGCGGGACCGCAACATTCGCATCCCGGCAACTTATCGTGCAGGGCATTGCATGACCTCTGAGGAGGCCGCTCAGATCACGGCGCACCTCGACCGCATCGAAGTCATGGTCAGGGAAACGAACGGCCGCGTTCGGGATATTGAGCTATGGCGCGCGCGCCTACAGGGCGTGGCCGCTACCTCTCGTATTCTGTGGATGGTCGCCGGGGGCACCATCACCGCTATCATCATTGCAATGGTCACAAGGGGGACACCATGAGCATTAGTAACGGGCAGGAAGTCATCCGAAAGGCCCAGGGCTATTTAGGGGCGCACGAAGGCGCACCGAATAAGTCCGGCGCACCCATCGTCAATGAGTGCCAGGCGCTTTACGGATGGCCGGACGGCGGCTACGCATGGTGCGCAATGTTCGTCGGCTACGTAAGCGCCAACAGTGGTGCCGATTCAAAATACAAGGCCGCTGCTAAGTCCATCATTAGCCCCTCCACACAGGCGACCTACGACGCCGCGCGCGCGAAGGGGTACGTTCACCCCGGCAATGGTCAGGCGGTCCCTGGCGACCTATTCATCATCCCCGGCAAGCACGTTGGCATTGTCACCGCGAACCGTGACGCGAAGACTTTCTACACGGTCGAGGGCAACTGTCAGGACAGCGTGACGAGCGTAATTCGCGCATGGTCTGACGGGTGGCAACGGATCAGCCTGCCGAACGTCGGCACCCCCGCGCCGGCCGCCACGGTCGACGGCTACGGGTTTGACGATACGCGCGTGAAGCTTTACGGCGGCTGGCCAACCCCAGAAGCGCGGGATGGGCAGATGCGCGCATTCGCAGCTGCAAACCCCGACCAGTGGACACAGGCGGTGAAGGTGGCAAAAGATAGCCCCTACGCATTCCGCGCCGGGCCCCCCGGCACCTACTCCCATTACTCATTCGGACCATGGCTGCATGAGACAGGCAAGGCCACGCGCGACGCTGAGCAGGCCGCCTACGAAAAGACGAATAAGATTACCGCCCGGCCATGGAAAAAGACGTATAAGGAAAGCTGAGAAATGGCTACCGACACACTTCCGCCCAGTACCGACGTAATCGAGCCGCCGCCCAGTGAGCCGACCGACTACGTGCAGGAGAAGGCGGCATGATCCCGAAGGTAGGGCCGAGCACCATCGCAGGGCTAACCGCTGCTGCAGTCGTTATGGCGGCGTTCTGCACCACTTGGGCGAGTGGTAATCCTTCCGCCCTACTCGCTGCAATCTCAGCAGGCATGACCGCGTTAGTAGCGGTGCTGAGATCGTGGCAGGCCGTGTCCCCTAGTAAGGACTAACCAGATGCGAAGGACCATTAGAGCCGCGCTCGCCGTGGCAATTCTGGCAGTACCAGCAGCAGCAGCATCCCGTCCCCCGCTCCCCGCGAATCACGACCTGTGGTTACGCGTAGGCAGATGCGAGCAGCCCGGCAAGGGCTACCAGGGCATCGCGTGGAATACGCACGGGCCGTCTTATGAAGGCGGCTTGGGGTTCGCATCCTCGAGCTGGGATGCCTACAAGCCCAAGGGCTACCCCGATAACGCCGGGGACGCAACGTGGCGACAGCAGATGGTCACGGCGAATCGCCTGTGGGCGCGCGCGGGGTGGGGATGGGGATGCGATAAGCGCTAGGGGTTGACACGCGCCCGCGCCCGGGCGTAGCGTTTAGACAGGTGGGCGGGTGTTGAGCTAACTACCAGCACCCAGCCCGCCACTATCAAGGGGATGAAAATGAAGTGTCCACACTGCGGTCATAGCGACCGCCTGCACTCCGATTACGGGGCTATCAAGTCAAAGCCCGGGACGTGCCATCAGAGAAACGCCGGCGCGCCAGATTGTGAGTGCCCGGGGTGGCTCCCAGAAAGAAATAAGCCCGTGCGCGCGGTGTCGT